TTACTCCAGGCGGATTACGCCGATGACCAGGGCAACACCGCGTATCTGGTCGCGGCGAAGCTCGAAGGGCTCGTAGGCGGTGTTGTCGGAAACGATGAGGACGGTATCGTCCGAGGAGCCGCGGCGGATGCGCTTGATGAGCGGGCCTTGGTTGGTGTCGAGGACATAGACCTTGTTCCACTGGAAGAAAAGGTCGGAGGCTGGCACTCTCTTGCAGGCTACGATGTCGCCGGAGGAGTACTTGGGGTACATGGACGAGCCTTTGACCGGGATGAGGAAATCGGCCCCCTGGAATGCAGGAACGACGTATCGCTCGCATTCGTATTCCAGTACCGAGACGTCACCGGATAGTGCCCCGGCCATGGCGGAGACGGGCAAAAGTGGGATACCCTGGTCGCCCATCGGCGACGGGGTGGCAAGCGGAATATCGCTCGGCTGTGGGATGTTCGAGGTGGTCATGGGGCCTTTTCCGGTGAGGAGCCAAACAGGGGATATCTCGGGATGTGTTACAATAAATTTCGCCATTACTTCCTCTGTGATACCTGTGTTGCTCTCCAGTGTACCACGGGATATACCAGTTTCTTCATAAAATTTCCGCTTTGAAACATTAAGTGTTTCAATATATTGCAAAATCCTTTGTTTTATTGGCGAAATCTTTTGTTCTTTATCTTGACTCATGGCGAAATCTTTTGTAATATTGCAGCACAGTTACGGAGTAACCGGGCTATAAATGTATAAAAAAAAGAGAAGCAATGGAAAAAGAAAGAGTGATGACGGGGCTGCGGCCCTATGAAAAGGCGGGCGTGGGAAGCCTGCGCGCTGTAGAGGAAGATGGTCAGGTGTGGTTTGTGGGACGCGATGTCTGTGCGTCTCTGGGCTATGCGAAGCCAGAAAATGCGATCTCTACACATGTCGATCCGGATGATACCCTGAAACGGGGTATCATCGACGCTCTCGGCCGGATACAGGAGACTACGCTGATCAACGAAAGCGGGATGTATGCCCTGGTATTCGGGTCGAGACTGGAGCGCGCTCGGGAGTTCAAGCGCTGGGTAACGTCGGAGGTGCTGCCCTCGATCCGCCGCACGGGGCGTTACGAGGCAGGGGAACAGGTCCGGATGTTCGAGCAGGAGACGGAGTGGGCACAGCTGCCCTTCTCGTGGTGCAACGGGGAATTGGCCATACCGATGCGATGGCTGCTGGAGAACAAAATAGCCTCCAGGGGGAGTATCCAGAAGTTGGCCTGTCGGGGTGGTCTCCGCGTGATCCGTCGGGGGTGCAGGTGTACTCCGGCTTTGGTGGCCTGGGAAAGTCTGCCGCAAAAGGTGATGGATAAAATATGCAGGGTGTTCGGCCCTTCGACCTTGGCCGCCGGGGAGATGATGCAGCGTAAAATGGTGAGCCTGCTGGCCGATGTGTGTCGGATAAAAGACAGCGAGCTGCGGCTGTCGATCCTGTCGAAAATACAAAACTGAAAAAGCAATGGACAAGGAAATCATCGTGATGCCCCTCGGAGGGGTGAGCCGGTTGGCGGCAAAGTTTCGGGTGACACGTAAGACGGTGTACGAAGCCCTGAGTGGCAAGAGCAATTCGGCGCTGGCACGGATGCTACGCAAGGCGGCGCTGGAAGGCGAAGGAAGGAAATACGCTTTAATCGAAAAATAAATGGCTATGAAACTATACAAGAGACTGCGCGAGGCTTGGACGGAGTCGAGCCCGTGGGAGCGCCAGGAGATGGTGAGAGGTTGGGTACTGGAAGCGTTTGGCGTATTGTCCTATACGGTATTCCTGCTGATGGGGGTGCTGATAGGCTTTTGGGTAGGATGGTTGCTTTCATGATAGTTGTATTGGTTGTGTTAGTTGTTTCCCGCGAACGCGCAGGCGTTGCCCGGAGCGATACCGGCGCGGGAGCTAAAAAAAGTCCCGAAAGATGGAAATATACAACGGTGTGACGTGCGTGCCTGTGGCGGAGCTGTTGGAAAGAGGCATGATAAGTGTGCCTTACTACAAGAAGTTGTCGCGAGATGGCCGTATCCGTGTTGTCCGGCGCGGGTGCCGGTGTACGCCGGCGCTGGTGGAGTACGACACCCTGCCCTGGCGGATGAAAGAGGAGCTGCAGCGGGTGTACGGCGATCCGAGACGCGCGGCAGAGCGGTCGACCTTTGTGGACGGTGTGGAGATAGATGGGGAGGCGGTGAAATTCTTTGCCGAGTGGGAGTTTGTGGACAAGGAGTCGGGGCAGACGACCAGGCTAAAGGCGGATAAGCAGCGGGAATACGTAAATAACGCAAGCGTGATCCGCGCCCTGCTGCGCACGCACCGGGATATGCAACAGGCGCGCCGCACGGGTGGCCGTGGGGTGTCGGGCTTTTGGGACAAGGCAGTGGTATGGGCGGAGGAGGCGATGGATCGCTACCCGCACTCGTTGCCGTCCAACCCTCGGCGGCTGAAAGATAAGTGCGAGAGCTTCGTGCAGGAGGGTTACCGGGGACTGATCCACCGGGGCTACCAAAACGACAACCGGCAAAAGATCGACGCCCAGGTGGGTGGTGTGCTGGTGCGGCTGTACAGCCAAAACACGCCGAAGCTGACCTTCGAGGAGGTGGGCGAGCGATACAATACGGAGATCGCTGCCCTGCTGGACAAGCCGCGCCTGACGGTCGCCTCGATAAAGTACTACCTGGGGCGGCCTGACGTGCGGGCGCTGTGGTATGCGCCGCGCCATGGTGAGGTCCAGGCGATGAACGATATCATGCCGCAGGCACGGCGCCGGAAGGTGTCGGCGGCGGACGATATATGGTCGATCGACGGGTCTCCGGTGCAGATGTACTACCGCGAGGGCGGCAAGCTGTACAGCGACCTGTATCTGTACGTGGTGACCGATGCGGCCTCGAGTGCGATCATCGGCTATGCGATGGGCAAGACGGAGAGCAGCCAGTTGGTGCTGGATGCGCTGTGCAACGCGATGGAGACGCAGGGATACCTGCCGGCGCAGTTGCAGTACGACAATGGGTCGAGCAATACGACGGCGGCTGTGGTGGGGCTGATGAGCAACATGACGGAGGTGGCTTTTCCGTGCCAGCCGTACCGGGCACGGGCGAAATATGTGGAGCGTATCCAGGGGCATTTCCAAAACCTTGTGCAGCGTAAATACCCGAACTTCAAGGGGTTGAATATAACGGCAAAAAGCCTGGATGCGCGGGTAAACCCGGATGCAATGCGGCGGGTGCGCGAGGCGGCGCCTACCCTGGAAGAGCTGAAAAAGCAGGTGGCGGCGGGCGTGATGGACTGGAACTCCAACAGCCATGCGAGAGACAAGTACGGTGTGCCTTGCGGGGATACGCCGATGGAGCGGTACAACCGCCCGGCGGAGGGCCGTAGAAAGGTATCGCCTTTCGAGATATACACGCTGTATGTAGTGGACTTGGTGAACAAGGCCGATGCCAAGGGGCGGTACAAGTACACTCCGCGTGGGGTGGAGATCACGATAGACGGGCAGCTGCGGCAATTCATCGTGCCGGATGATGACGATGCGACGCATGACTTCCAATTCCAACGCTACAACCAGGGCAAGATGTTTCATGTTAAGATGAACGTAAGGCACCCGCACTTTGTCGATCTGTGGATGGACGGAGCCTTCGTGGCGCGGGCGATGGAAAAAGAGGCGATCTCGGCAGGCATCATGGATGCGCGGAGATATGGCGACGGGCATAAGGTGCGCGAACTGATAGATGGGCAGCGGGCGTGGACGGAAGAAAACCGGGCGCGCTACGAGGCGGTGGCTACGGGTACCGATGGACTGGTCTCGCCGCTGACGATGGACAAGGGCGCGTGGAACCGCTACGAGAGCGGAGAGATAGACCGGCTGAACGGCCTGGGCGGGGAGAAAATCCCCTCCCCTGCTCCGGTTCAGGACAAGGGGAACCGGCTGGCGGACAGCCTGGCGGCGATATACGGCAAGTAACAACCAAAACATACAAGAGCAATGGCAAGAAAATACACCAGGGAAGAAAAGATGCAGGTGCGCGATGCACTTGCCCGGCTGCACCGCCAGAGCGGGCTGTCCGCCGGGGCGTTTGCCCAGCGGGTGGGATTTACCAACCCGTCGATCCTGTCGCAGTTCAACACGGCGATAGACTTGATCGGCGAAAAGGCGATGGAGACGGCGCTGGCCTATATCAAAAAACACGAATACGTGGGGGTGGTGACCGACAATTACGCCAAGGTGTTCCGCGCGATGGAGGCGGCATACCGCCTGAAAAACGTGCAGGTGATCATCGGAGAGGGGGGCTACGGAAAGTCCTTTGCGATAGAGCGCTACCGCGACGAGAAAGAGCGTGAGGGGGTGAAGGTATATGTGGTGAACCTGGAGGGGGTGCGCACGAAAAAGGGTTTTGTACGCACGGTGGCCGAGGCGGTGGGCGTGAAACTACCCTACCAGCGGACGGTGATAAAAGACCTGATAGGTGCGGTGCGTGAGGCGCTGCTGCGCCGCGATGCGATGCTGGTGATCGACGAGGCGTCGGCACTGGAGGGGCGGAAGGTGACGATAATAAAAGACCTGATGACGGCTCTGCGAGGTGTGTGCGGGCTGGTGTTTGCGGGGACGCCGTATTTTATGGCCAACATCTCCCGCTATGCGGCCAAGGGTGCGCACTTGTTCAGCGAGCTGGCCGACCGCCTGCCGCTGCTGATCGTGGAGCTGTCGCGGCCGACAGATGAGGAGGCGGAGGCGATATTTCGCGCCAACGGCTGCGACGATGCCGAGGTGGAGACGCTGATGGGACGCGCGGGTGACCGCTATGCGTGGCTGTGCTGGCGGCGCAAGCCTACCTACCGGGGCATAGCCGATGCGATAGACCTGGTAAAGACGTCGGCGACGGTACCGGCGATGGACAAAAAACGCCTCGCGCCCCTGCTATGAAAAGGGCTTTGAGTGTGGCGCAATGCCTGTCGATGCGGGATGATCCGCTGCCGATGTCGCCTCTGTGGAGAGCGGCGGTGGGCGAGCCGGAACTGGGCACTGTGTGGATGGTGTGGGGAGCCTCCGGCAGTGGTAAGACGAGCTTTGCCCTGGCGCTGTGCAAGGAGATGTGCCGGATGGGCTACCGGGTGGCCTACGACACTATGGAGGAGGGTGCGTCCAAGAGTTTTTCCGACGCGCTGGTGCGGGAGCGCATGGACGAGTGCGGGAGGAGATTCGTAGTGCTGGACAATATGCCGATGGATGAGCTGGCGGCGTGGATGGAGCGCAGACGCAGCGCCGATGTGGTGGTGATAGACAGCTTGCAGTACTCGGGGATGAAGTACAGGGACTACAAGGTATTTCGTGACCGATTCCGCGGGCGGATGATCGTGGTGATAAGCCATGCGGACGGCAAGGAGCCACAGGGTGCGACGGGTAAGAGCGTGAGATACGATGCGTCGGTAAAGGTATATGTGGAGGGACACAAGGCGTTTGCGAGATCGAGATACGGTGGCGGTGAGCCCTACATTATATGGCCGGAGGAGGCAGCCCGGTACTGGGGGCCTGGCGGCGAAGGGACAAAAAACGAGTAGAGATATGGCAAAGGGACAGAGCAAGGCACTGCTGCGGGCGTTTCACGCGGCGTGCGGGGCGGCCGGGATGACGATAGACGACAAAAAGACACTGGTGGCGTCCTACGGGGTGGAGAGCTCGACGATGCTCTCCGATGAGCAGCTGCGCGAGGCGATACGCCTGGTAAGCGGTACCAACGAGGGAGACAAGTGGCGCAAGCGGGTGATCCGCGTAGTCGATGCCTACCTGCGTAGCATGGGACATGCTGCGGGAGTGCAGGCGGCCAAGGCGGTGGCCTGCCGGGCGGCGGGGTACGAAAACTTCAACAGGATACCTCCGGCGCGGCTGCAGAACATATACTATGCTTTCCTGCACAAAAACCGCGACATGGATGCTGTGGAGGAGATGGCGCAGGCGCAGGCGTGGTGCATGGGGCTGCTGGGTGGAGCGAAAAAAAGTACTGTTTGTTAAACACATAAAAGCAAGAAAAAACAATGAACATCAAAGACTTGACCAAAGAGGAAAAGGCGCGGCTGCTGGAAGAGCTGGCCGCGGAGGAAAGGCGCGAGCGGGAAGAGCGCGCGCAGCGTGAGGCAGACTACAAGCGTCTGTCCGGAGATACGGTAGATGAGCTGTGGCCGACGCTCAAAGAGGCGTCGCTGCGGCTGGCCGAGGCGAAGTCCCACGTGGTGGGGGAGCTGTCCACCCTGGTGGGGATAAAACAGGACCTGTACGGGGTGAAGGACGAGCAGCGGAGCCACTCGTTTACCAACCGGCTGGGCACGCGGCGCATCACGATAGGGGTGTACACCCGAGATGCGTGGGACGAGACGGTGGGCAGCGGAGAGGCCAAGATACGCGAGGCGATCCGTACCCTGGGGCGCGACGACAACAGCCGCGCGCTGGTGGATGCGGTGCTGACCTTGCTGTCCAAGGACAAGGCGGGCAACCTCAAGATAAAATCGGTGTGGCAGCTGCAAAAGCTGGCCGATCGGATCGAAAACGACGACTTCCGCGAGGGGCTGCGGATCATCCAGGAGGCATACCGCCCGGAGCCTACCAAGACCTATGTGGTGGCCGAGGAGAAAAACGACCTGGGTGCATGGGTGTCGGTGCCGCTGGGCATGACGGAGGCTAAATAAATGGCGATTAAACGACCGATGATAGACATGGACAAGCCCCGGCCGAAAAAGATGTATCTGTCCGGAGCGATCACGGGCAGGGATCGCGAGGCGGTGGAGCGTAAGTTTGCCCGCGCGGAGATAGAGTTGCTGACCGATGGCTATATCCCCATAAGCCCCTTGCGAAACGGCCTGCCGGATGATGCTACCTACGAGCAGCACATGGAGCGAGACCTGCAGATGCTGTGCGGGTGCGATGCGATCTTGATGCTGCCCGACTGGAGGGATAGCCCTGGCGCCCGGCGTGAGCTCATCGAGGCGATACGATGGAGCAAAGATGTGTACTTTTTTAACCCTTTAACAATAAACAACATGGAAACAAAAACAAACGACAGTAAGAAGTATCTGCAGATGGGCGCCCTGATGGTGGCTCTCATCGCAACGCTGGTAGCCTTCGCAACGGCGATGGCGGTGATGTTCCCCGGCGGAGGTGCGGGGGTGGACTGGTTCCACGGCCTGCCCTCGGCCGGATGCGCAGGGTACTGCGCGTACCTGGCCGGGCGCACCCTGCTGCGGGTGCATAACAGCGATTAGCGAGCGATCCCCGCCCCAGCCGGGGCGGGGATTTGTTTTTACAACAAAAAAAAGATAAAGCAATGGATAAGATATGCGAAAAGGTGTGCAAACACACACTCGAGGCGATATACGCCGTATCGGGATACACGCTCGATGATCTGTCGAGCAGCGACAGGAGAGAGCCGCTGGTGTTTTACCGGCAGATATTTTGCAAGATTTGCGCGGATGCGGGTGTGGACCATGAGGAGGTGGCAAAGATGATAAACCGGCACAGATCGACGGTGTATAGCTCGATAGCTCTGTTTAAGGTGGACCGAAAGTACAACGTAGAGCTGTACAGACTGTGGGATAAGGTGCATAAAAAGTTGGGGAGATATGATCGATCCGTATAAGATATTGAGCAAGCGCAGCGCGCGGAAAGAAGAACTGCGGGCTGCCCTGGCGCAGGCGCTGGGAGAGCCGGTGCCTACCTGGGCGGAGGTGGACGAGAGCCTCGTGGCAAGATGCCGCAACCTGTTTGCACAGGCTTACGAGGTGGCGACGGGCAACACCTACCGTTTTGCGGCCAAGGACTACAAGGCGATCGCTGCCCTGGTGGGTAAGGTGACCGACGCGACGACGGCCAAAAACCCCTATGCCGGGCGAGAGGAGATAGAGCGGGCGTTTATTTGGCTGCTCAAGCACCTGCCCAGGTGGTACAGGGAGTCGGGATTTTCGGCGTGTATAATCAATGGTAAGTTTAATGAGATCGTAGCGGCAATAAAACATGGAGAGGGACAAAACAACAAACCAAACACAGGCGTGTCGGCCGAGTATCTCGAGGCCATCGCAAAGGGGCTGCGCTGACCGGGAGGACGGTAAGCGCAGGCAGGATGCCTTGGGAGAGATACGGGAAGCTCCGCAGCAGGTGCAGGCACTGACGGTGCCGGAGGCGGTGGGCGTGCGGAGAATACAAGAGGGGGTGTCGGCGCTGGTGACGGCCAACGCGGCGGACTTCCTGCAGGTGTACCGGCCGGACAACCTGACCAAGATGGCGACGACCACCGCGCGGGCGTCGCTGGAGCTGAAGCGCCGGGAGCATGTGGGGACGATAAGGCAGTTCTGCGGACAAAACAGAGAGCGCACGCTGGCGGTGCTGCGCCTGCACCTGGTGAACCTGAACCTGTGTTGCGATGTGAGGCGGCCGCTCAATGAGCAGCAGATAGAGGTGGTGGTGGATATGATCGTCAATGACTGGATGCTGGCCAACCTGACGCTGGTGGACTACATGATCGTGATGCGCAGGGCGATAAGCGGAGAGTACGGGGAGATGTTTGAGAGTCTCACTCCACCCAAGGTGCTGGGCTGGCTAAAGCGCTATGCCGAGGAGCGCGCCGCGGAAGCTGCAGAGATGTGTCGGGAGGAATGCGAGAGATACAAGAGCGACCCGACACGCAGCCGCTACCACAAGGAGATGGATGCCAGACGCGAAGCGGAAGAGGTGCACCGGGTGGCGCTGGAAAGATTTGTTAAAAACATAAACAAGGAGGGGAAATGAGGACACGAGGAGATGGAGAGGGCTTTGCGATCCGCGCGGCGCGCATGCGCGAGGTGGTAGAGCGGTGTTACGAGCCGGGCCGCCAGGACCGCTGCCTGTACTGGGTGTGGCGCACGCAGATATGGCCGGTGTGGGGGGTGAAGTACAGGACCTTCCTGTACTACCTGAAAAAAGCGGGATGGACGCGACCTGCAAATTTGGAATTGTAAATTGTAAGATGGTAAAGCTGTCGGAAATGGCTGGTTTTTGTATTTTTGTAGGAATCAAAAATTTCATCGTATGAAAAAAATATTGTTGTTTTTCCTGCTTGTATCCGCAGGATCAATATGGGGACAAAATCACCCGATAGAATATTACTTTTCTGTGGAGGTGAGCACCAAGGACTCGCTGATAATGTACGCGAAGGAACTGCTGGAACTATCCGGTCATACATATCATTATGTGGGAGAGGCAGAAGGCAACTGGGGTAGCGGATTGGGGAGTACATTCCTGATGTTCGAGCGGGAGGAAAAATATTGGGATGGTAGCACGCTGAAGGGATATGTAAAGTATGGAGGATACCGTCTGCCGGATCGGGTGGAAAACGGTATCGCCTTCCTCGATGATATTCCGCCGGAGCAGCAAAAGGCGAGATATGGGTTGAGTGCATGCCATGGAGAATTTGAGGATATGTATACGATCTGGTCGAAATATATCGATCCGGAGAATGCCGACCGGGAACAGTTGCGATCGAACGGTTACGTAAAAGGGCCGGGGCGGCGGAAACTGAACTGGCCTGGAATATACAAGGTACGGGAAGGAGCCTCCGGGGAAGGTGTATGGACCTATAAATTCGCGATTTCGGGTTGGAGGACATTGGATGTGTCCTATCATAGCATTAATGCTTGGTCGGGAAATTCGTTGGACTGATGCTGTTTTGACAAATACAAAGCCCCGCAGGTATCCCTGCGGGGCTTTGTCGTGTGTAGGGGTTACTTGCGGAGGGTAACCGTAGGGCTAAAGCACGGGCGGACGGGCTGCGTTGGCGGCAGTTCGATGGTCTCCGTCCAGCTGGAGAGGTACTCGATGGCAAAGACCCGCAGGCCGGGCGATCCGCTGACGCGGCGGATGGAGCGACGGGAGAGGGGGGAGAAGCCTGCGGTGTTGTACCCCTGGAGGGCTTGGTGCAGGGCGTCGATGGCGGAGTAGATGCGCATCTCGAGGGCGTAGCCCTCCGGTGGGTCGAGGGCCTGTGCCGGGGCGTCGATGTAGTCGGCCAGGGTTACGGTGATGATGCCCTCGGCGCTCTGTTGCTCCTGCAGCTGATCGTGCAGGGATACCTGCGAGATGTCTATCAGGGCACAGGGCCACTCGACGGGCGGTACGTCGTAGGAGAGCTGCCCCCAGTCGGCGGAGGCGTAGGCGATCTCCGGTAGGCTGGAGATGCGATGAAGCAGGGATAGGATGATGTTTTGCATGGGATTAATGACTGTTTAATGCCCGGCGGATGGCGTAGGCGATATCCTTGTGGGCGGAGATGAAGATGTCGGGCGAGATGCCCAGGTACTGACGGCGGGGATAGGTGGCGCGGCGGAAGAACCCGGCCACCTGTTGCTTGCGCCCCCGGATGACGCGGGAGAAAGGCCGCACGTACTGGGATACGCGGCCGCCCTCGTTGTGGATGCGTGCATAGGGGACCTTGCCCAGATCGACCCAGGCGCGCACCTGCCCCGCTCCGGGGGTAAAGTGTACGCTGGCCTGCAGGGTGCCGGTAGAATGCAGGATGCGCTTGCCGGAGGAGCGGGGAGTCTCTTTTTTGCGCTTGTCCCATCGGGGTGCGGCCGACCCGCCCCGGACAAAGCCCTGGGCGGAGAAGTTGGCATCCTTCATCCGCTCCCAGGCTACGGCGATGTAGGCCGGTACATCGCGCTGGATGACCCGTGCCATCTCGGCGGCGCGGCGCTGCATGTCGAGCGATAATTTTCGATAATCCTGTTGCATGTCTGTTTTTTATGCCTTATATTTGCCTCAAGCAAAAGCGGTAAACCGGAAACTGCAGAGGACTGACCCTCCTGGAAGTGCAACATAAGGTTTACCGCTTTTTGTATAGTAACACCCCCTTTCTCCAGTCCTCGAAGTTTCTCAGATCATTTCCGTTTCCCCACCGGTAGAAGCTGTCCACCCGTCCGGAGGCATTGACGATAAGCAGCACCGGCGAGTCCTGGTAATAGCGGATGTAGGCGGTGAAATATTCGTTATTAAAATGCCTATCTCCTGATTTTTCGATCCCCCATACCTCGTCCGGCTGCTCGAAGATACGGGCGGCCTCGTCGAAGTAGTCCCAGCGGCCGCGCTGCTCGATCTTTTGGCGCAAGGCGTCGTCGAAATGCGCCATGACCTTGCGCGAGCTGTCGATGAGGGTAAAGCCGTCGCCGTCGGCGGCGGGATGGCGGCTGGCCATCTGCTGCCAGTAGCGGGTGTACTGCTCTACCCCATCCAAGCCCTTGCGGTACTGCGAGAGGCGTGAGGGGCGGCTGTAGATGCGCTCCACGGAGGGCATGCCGTAGTCCTTGACCGCCGAGAGCTGGGATGTCTTTGCCCGCTCGGAGGCGCGGAAATACGGGTGGGCGTCGGGCGAAAATACCTCGGAGGTGCCAACGTTGCGCCGCCACATCTTGGTGGTGGCACGGCCCCCGATCTTTTGCGCCGTCTCGCTGTCGATCTTTTTCATGCGATCGGCTTGCCGTGCGGTGAGCCGTCGCGTGGTGCAGCGGCAGCGCCAGCCGTTGGGCGGGTAATAGGCGTCCCAAAAGGGATCGTCCACCGGGAGGACAATGCCGTCCAGGGGGCGATGCTCCTCGCGCACGTGGCTGTCGCGGGCGGTGACGTATTCGAGGTACGGATGGGTGGAGCGCGTGGCCTCGATCTCTACCCAGCGGCTGCCCTGGGTGCCTGCGGCGATGACAGCCTGGCGCTCGGCCTCCAGGTAGGTGAGGTTGTAGCGCGAGTTGATCTGCAGGGCGCGGCGGCGGTACTGGTCCCAGGGTACGATGTGCCCCTCGGCGTCGTACACGGCGGCGGCCATCTCGCGCATCTGCGCGTAGGTCTTGGCCCCGGAAAAGGCAAAGAAGTTGTGCCGCGTGCGGGTGAGCAGGGCGTTGTCCTGCTCGGTCCACGAGGGGCCAAACAGCGGAGTCTCGTAGCCCTCGAGGTAGCCGGAGAGCAGCTGCTGGGCGGTGTAGTCGGCCAGGTCGGTGATCATGCCGGAGGGCATGTCCCCCGTGCGGTGCAGCTGCTCGATGAGCGGATCGACAAAGCCCTGGGTGGCTGGGTCGGACGGCTCGTCCTGGGACAGCTGCTGCGGCCCGTACAGGGCGGCGAGGTCGGAGAGGTAGCGGGTGATGCTACGGACGGGACGAGGGAGGGATGGCCCCGGCGATGCGGGGCTCAATCGAAAAAACCGTCGTCCTGGGGCGCAGACAGGGTAGCCTGCGAGCCCTTGCTGCCGATGACCGGGATGCCGAACTTTTCGATGAAAAAGGCGTCGTCGATGTCCTTGTACGGCAAGAGCTGGATGCACATCTGCAGCAGATGGTCGGTATCCTCCTCGGGGCGGATGGCTACGCTGCAGCCCTGGGGCAGCACGCCGATGCGCACGAGTGCGGGGACGACCGTGTCGTTCCACGCGCGCTCGAGGTAGCGCTGGTCGGCGAGGACCTTTTTGTCCATCAGGGTAATGCCCACCTCCTCCTTGGACCGGTTGCCGTTGACGGTGTCTTGCCCGACTACCGCGCCGGAGATGAGCAGAGACAGCTCGTTGTTGCACAGGGTGATGAGATTGCGATACACATCGCCGTTGGTGTCGGCGCCCTTGGCAAACGAAAAAGTCTCTTCCTTGTCGATGATGAACCAGGCGGCACTGCCCAGCTCGCGCATCATGCTTTCGGCGCGGGAGAGCATGGCAGGGTCGGTGGTGTCGGTTTGGATGTAACGTGGCGGGATGCCGTATATCTCGCAAAGCTCCGACCAGCAGGACTGGGCGAATTTTTTGAACAGCACGTGCGGTACGGCCTTGTTGAGCAGGCCGTAGTCGTGGCTGTCGCCGAACTCGAGCAGCCAGGAGCCGTACTCGCGGGCTGCGCGGTAGTCGATGCCGGTGGTGTCGCTCTCGCGCAGTACGACCACGCCCCGCTCGGGGATGACATGCGTGCGGGGGATGAGCTCTACGGCGAGCGAGCCGTCGGGGTGCGTGGATAGCTCGAGCAGCGTGTGGCCGTACAGCTGGGCGTCAAGGATAAGACGCTGGAGCTGCGCTATGGCACTCATCGAGGCGAGGGTGTCGGTGAGCCCCTGGTCGATCTTGTCGCCGCGATAGACGACCAGGGGGGCGGAGATCGCCCGCTGAAAGCGCAGGTCGATCTGGGCGTGCAGGTGGGCGTCGAGCAGGATGTCGTCGTAGAGACGCACCAGGCGTGTACGACGGGGGTAGTCCACGTTGTCGGCCTGGCGCAAGGCACTCTGCCAGTCGGCGATGTCGCGGCGGGTGCGGCTGACGCTCTGCCTGATGATGCGCGGAGAGATGGCCTCACGGCGCTGACGGCGGGCGGCAGGCTGCGCAGCGGGCGCAGCTGCGGCAAGAGATACGGCGGAAGGGCCTGCAAAGAAAAGTCGGGAGAAGATATTTTTTTTCATGATCAATCGAAATGATGGTGGAACTTGGGGTTGCTGCCCATTTTAAAGGGGGGCTGCGTCTGCCCGCTGGAGTCCTCGATGGGCGGGAGATCGGGGGCGAGGCTGCCGCCGGAGGTGCCTACCCCGGCTACGGCCCGCAGCCACTCGATGGCCAGGGTGTAGTAGTCGCGCGCCTTGTCGTAGAGGACATCGGCGTTGGAGCGGCGCAGGAGATACCATACGGCTATGCTCTTGCAGTGCTCGACCACCAGGGCGCTGCGGGCATCGCCCCGGGCGGAGAATATCTTGTCGACATCGTAGCGTGTGCGCAGGTAGCTGCGCACCTCGTCGATGGCGGCAGAGAGGCATAGGCGGAGGATGGTTTGGTCGCCCTCCGAGATACGGCCGGAGGTCGCGGCGCGGATGGCACTGCGGAGCTCGTCGGTGGTGATAAAGTCGTCTGTCATAAGTCAAAGTATAGTTTGATCTCGTCCTCTCTCCGGGTGACCAGGCCGGGGGTGACCCGCCCTCCGCTGCGTGTCCAGCGGCGCAGCTCGCGCGAGATAGCCTCGCGGTCGTTGGGGTCGTGATTGACCACGCGGCGCAGGGTGGAGTCGCGCAGGGCTCCGGCGCCGACGTTATAGGCAAAAGACACCAGGGCAGCCCACTGACAGGGCGTAAGCGAGGCGGTGATAAGGGTGTCCACGGCCTGGGCAGCGTGAGAGATGTCCTCGCGCAGGAGCTGCTCGGCCTGCTCGCGGGTGATGGTCATGCCGGGCAGCACATCCGCACCCGTGTGGCCATAGCCGATGGTGGATACGCCGCCGGTGCACTTGTAGGCCGAGAGGCGCAGCCCCTCGTGGCGGCGGAGGAAGTCGAAGGCGATCTGCTCTTTGGTTTTCATCGTTTCTTCTTTTTTTTTGGGTTGTTTAACGGTCGATTAAAAGCGGCGGGAGGGTCTCGATCCGATGATGTAGGGCGTGGTAGATACGACCCGTCGCGATAGCTTGTAAATGGCCCCCTCCAGGGCATCGGGGGCGTCGTCGTTGGCCCGGGAGCCGCGCTCGAACATGAGCAGCTGATCGATGAGCACGCGGACACCCGGGCTGTCGGCCTCGTCCTGGTTGATCAGGACAAAGCCTCGCTCAAAGAGCGGCTGCATGGCCTCGATGCGGGCGAACTTGTCCGGCTTTTTGCGCGAGTCGCCTCGCACGGGTATCTGATGCCCCGCTGCGGCACCCGCCTTGCGGAACTCGTCCAGCAGCAGGTCCTGCATAAAATTGGCCTCCATGTAGTATAGCACCGGCACACGGCCGTCCACCCAGGCGTCGATCTCGTAATGCCAGGCCACCATGCGCGCTACGGTGGCACGCTCGGCATAAGCCTTGAGGATGTGGTAGAACCCCTGGCGCGTCTTGCCCAGCAGTACAGTGGCCTTGTAGTCCGCGGTGGCCGAATTTTTAAAGGACGGGTCGGTGTAGCAGACCAGGCTGCGGTACTCCCGCAAGGGGAGGATGGGCGCGAAACGGATGTCCCGAGCGCGGAAAATAGACCCCTCGACGGTGGGGTTGTGCATGTATTCTTTTTGGAACATGCGCTCGCCGATGCGGGCGCGCAGCGCCTCGATCTCGGCGAGGGTGTAGTTCTCCCGCCACCAGGGCTGACCCTTGGCGGTGAGGGCGTAAACCTCCGAGACGCGCATCTGACCGCTGGCGCGCAGGCGGGCGATGACGCTGTCCTTGCCGATAAGGTTGCCCACCACCACAAAGCGCCCCCGCCCCATGGCCATCGAGCCGTAGAGGGCGGAAAGGACCCACTCGGTGACCTTGGCTACACGCGATGAGCTGCGCACGAGCTCGTCGTCGTCGATGTCGTCCACCACGATGTAGTCCGGACGGTAGGCTCCGTTGCGGATACCGCGTGGAGACTGGCCGCGTCCCAAGGCGCAGAACATGATGCCGGAGGTGGTGCGGAAGCGGTCCTCCGACCAGGCGGAGGGGTTGGCCTCGAGGCCGAAGTCGCTGCGCAGCAGGGCGTTGTTTTCGATCTCCAGGCGGACCTCGCCCAGCAGGAGGATGGCCTTTTCCTGGCTTTGGGAGACCAGCACCATAAGGTGGATCTCCGGATGCTCCTGACAGCACAGCCAAAGAGGTATGATGAGCGAGAGCATCGTGCTCTTGGCGTGGCCGCGTGGCCACATGTAGAGGTCAAAGGCATTGGGGCTGCACTTTATGCGCTCGGCGGCCTGGCGGTGGAAGCTGCCGCAGGGAGATGTGCACAGGTGGGGGAAGTAGGTACGGGCGAAGTAGTCAAAGTCCCTGCGGGCGCGCTCGATGCGGCGCTCGCGGCTGCCCCCTGTCTCCACGCGGAAGCCCTGGGAGAGGATGGCTCGGCGGCGATCCGCCCGAGGAAACGCCCCTGCGCATCGAACACCGAAAGCTGGTCGCTTCGGTCGCTTACGTAGTACCTTCCGTCGTTTTTAACCACCTTTACCACCGCCCCTACCAACGACGAATCGCTCGTCTGAAGCGGGATCAGGCGGTAGCGGGACAGGATGGACGACAACCGCACCTGCCCTTCGACCGGGACAGGATCGGGGAAAATCGCCCCCTCCCCGCGGGACTCTCCACCCCCTGCGCAAGCGGCCAATACCGGCAGTAAGCACCCCCACAAAAACGCTCTTTTCACACCCCGACACATTTTGTTAAAAAACCTGTTTTTCAGAAAAACCCACTGCCTGCCTTTCGGACTTTTATCCCCGCGCTCCGAGGCAGTCCCTCCAAAAAGACCACTCTCCGACCCTCAGAACGAAAGCTCGTGCTTATTGACGTAGATCACCTCGAAACATCCCCGGTCGGCCATCGTAATGTAGGCCTCGATGTCCTTTTCCCGTTCGATCAGCGTCAGGTTGGAGCACTTCTTGCCCGTCAGCGGCACTTCGACCAGCTGCCGGCCCTGGGGAGAAAACACCACGACCGTTCCCTTTTCATGCCGCGTAAGCCACAAGCGGCCATTGCTGTCGCAGCGCATCCCGTCCATCCCGAAATCGTCGAAATGATGGAACAAACGCTTGTTTTCCAAGGTCCCGTCGGCCTTTATGTCGTACACCCACACGTTTCTCTGTGCCGATTCGTTGACGTACAACCGTCGCCCATCCGGAGAGACCTCGATCCCGTTGGTAGTGCCCATCTCCCCCTCCAACAGCGAAACGCTGCCGTCCGGGCGGATCATCCAGAGTTGCCCCCGGGAATTTTTCCAATCCGGGTCGGACGCGTACAGGATACCCGTAGCGGGCGAAATAGCCAGGTCGTTGGGCTGGTTCATCGTCTCCTGATGAGCAAATACCTCCGGGATGCGTTCGCCTTTTTTTATCCGCAGGATGTTGTGCCCCGTGTAGTCCGCAATGTACATGTGACCCAAAGCATCGAATACGATCCCGTTGCCCACCGAACCTTCCGGCAGACGGGCGAACAGGTCGGCCTTCCCGTCGCGAAGGATCCCGATGGTCCCCTGCTCCTTGTAGTTGCACGCATAGATGTTTCCCTGGGCATCGTGCGCCGCCCCCTCGATCCCGGTGGTAAAGGTCCACTCGGGCAGCAAATCTTCACTCTGACTTTCCTGTGCCGAAAGCGGCGCAACGGCCAGTGCGCACGCCAT